GTAAAACAGCAAACAGTTTAGAAGATTGTAACTTTATTGGACAACGAGTTTTTAAAACAAGATCAGAATTAATCAGTATGGGTTTTGACAAAAAGATTGTCAATGAACTACCAGTAGCTGATGAAGAAATTTATAACACAGAGGCTGTTACAAGAAGATCGTATGACGATGAGACGATGCCTCAAGAATATCAAAACATTGATCCTTTACTGACACGAGTATCAGTCATTGATTGCTACATGAAGTGTGATTATGATAACGATGGAATTGCAGAACTAAGACACATTGTTGTGGGTGGATCAGCACCCAATGCTTATCACATCTTAGAGAATGAACCGATAGAGCAAATACCTTTTGCGATGGTAACTGCTATCCCTATGCCACATAGGTTTTATGGTTTATCGATCTATGATTTAATTGGCGATGTGCAAGAGATTAAGACTACCCTTCTAAGGCAAACTCTTAATAACGCCTATCTACAAAATAATGCTCGTACTGTGGTTGTAGATGGACAAGCAAACATAGACGATCTCCTTACTTCGAGAGCTGGGGGGATAGTACGAGTCAAGTCTCCCAACGCAGTCACCCCCCTAGCTTCTCCTAATTTCATGAGTCAAGGATTAGCGATGTTAGACAAAGTAGATAATATTCGTGAGTCACGATCAGGCGTATCAAAAGTCCAAATGGGATTAGATGCCGATCAAATAAATAAATCACACACAACTGCAAGTAGTACCAATGTGATGATGAACGCATCGACACAACGAATAGAACTCTATGCAAGAAACTTTAGTGAAGGTATCAAAAGAATGTTTCAAGGTATCTTGACATTAGTTTGTAAGTACCAAGATCAAGAAAGAATAATTAAATTACGAAATAAATTTGTACCGATGAACCCTAGAGAGTGGGTAGATCGTTACAACGCAACAGTACAAGTTGGACTAGGTACAGGATCACAAGATCAACGACTAGAAGTATTAGGTCGTGTTCTAGCAGTACAAGAAAAACTAATCGGTGCTGGTGGTATGGGTATTGTCGATCCTCAAAAGATTTATAATACCTTAGAGAAGTATTTAGAAAATGCTGGTTATAAAGATGCAAGTCAGTTCTTTAACAATCCAGCAACAATGCCACCTCCTCCTCCTAAACCACAACAACCTGATCCTACAATACAATTAGCACAAGCAGAACAACAAAGACTAAGAGCAAAAGATCAAGCAGACTTACAATTAAAAGCAAGAAAACAACAATCAGATGAAATTTATAAAACTGAAAAAATGAATTTAGATCAACAAAAATTAGCTACTGAAATTCTAAAACAAGAAGAAGGTAAACAATTAGATAAAGAAAAATTAGCAACACAAATTTTAAAGGAAGGAATTGACTAATGGCATTTACACCATTCTTTCAAGGCACTGATGCACAAAATGTCATCAACAATTATTTAGGCACAGGAACTACAGCAACGACTCCTATGCAACTACAAGATATGAATCAATATGGTGTTTTTAGAAACCCATATTCCCCTGAAGGTTTTTATGCCAATGAAACAGATGTAAACCCTAAACCTCCCTTTACTCCACCAGTTTCAGATGAAAATGGTAATCCACAATGTGACAATGCTAATGGTTATTATTATGATGTAGTTACAAATTCTTGTAAGTTAATTGAATCACAATCATCTAATAATGATGATGATGATGGTTTTATTGACAATAGAACTGAAGATCAAAAAACTTATGATCGAATGGCAAGTGATGTTACTGATCCTTATGGTTCAAGTAACGAAATACAAAAATATTTTAATGAAGCAAAGTCAGACGCATCTGTGAGTGGTGATAAGTATTATGATTTTGATCCAAGATTAAAAATGAATACACCCTTCTTAGGTTTAAATTTATTTGCACAAGGTTTAGACGCCTTTACAGGTGGTCAAAATAGAAGAACAAATAGATTTAATACAGCAGTACAAACTATGTTAAATCAAACTGCTAACGACAAAATTTATGGTCAAGGTAATAATCCTTTTGCTTTCGGTACTATGGTTGGTGATAATACTTTAAGAATGTACTCGCCACAAAATTATTTAGATAAAGTGGGAAATCTTGCAGTAACAGGTAATCAAGGAAGCACAGTAAATGATTTACTTAATAGTATGCAGGAAGCTGAAAATAGAAGAAATGTTTATGATTCTGCTACAGGTCAAACTTTTACCCCACAAGGAGCAACAATTACTACTGACAATTCAGGACAAACTATTACTGGTAGTCCATTAAGAAAAGCAGATGGCACAAGGGATAATACTGCATATCAATCTGCTGTGGCTAAAAACATAGCAAGAAATGTAGCAAATTTTGGTGTGAGTAATTTTGACCAAAAATTAGGTGGTTTTACTCGTGGCAGATAATGAAGTTAAAAGAAGCCAACAAGCAAAAGACATATTAGAAAATGCTATCTTTGTAGAAGCAGTACAAAAAGTTAGAACAGAGTTACACAATGAGTGGTTGAACTCTGAACCAAAAGATTCAGAACAACGAGAGAACATCTTTGTCATGAGAAGAATGTTAGAAGTTGTCTTGATGCAAATACAATCAGTTATGGAAACAGGCAAGATTGTAAAAAAATAACAGGAGAAATATAAATGGCAGAACAACCAGTAATGGATTCTGCAACAGAAACTCCCAGTGAATCTGTTGCACCAACGCCCAAACCTCTTAATTCACAAGGAGAGGTAGCTGACGCCCTGAAGAACTTACTTAATACGGAAGCCTCTAAGACTCAGGAAACAGCAAGTGAAGAATCAACAAAAGAGGTAAGCGACTCGGAAACGAATATCGAAGATGCTTTTGACGATGATGAACTAATCGATCAAATTGAAGATGAGCAACCATCTGAGAGTAGTAAGGAACTTTATAAAGTTGTTGTCGATGGACAAGAACAAGAAGTCACCCTTGATGAACTTATGAAAGGTTATTCTCGACAAAGTGATTATACTCGCAAAACTGAGAAGCTCTCTCAAGAAAGAAAAACTCTTGAGGAAAGAAACGCAGAAGCCCTTAGAAGAAGCGAGGAGGCTAAAATCAAACGAGATGAATACGCACAAAATCTTCGTTTATTATCTGAACAATTAAATGCAGAACCACAAGTTGATATGGATCAACTGTATAGAGAAGATCCTGCTGAGTATGTTAGAGTTAAGGCTGACCAAGATAAACGCAAAGAATTATTACAAGCGTCTATCCAAGAACAGCAAAGATTACAGGCTGAAAGACAAGCTGAGAATGATAAAAAATATCAAACTTATCTTGCTGAACAGCGTGAACTACTTACTCAAAAACTTCCAATTTATGCAGATAAAAACAAAGGTCCTGAATTTGTGAAGAACTTAACAAACTATGCTAAAGAAATTGGTTATACCGATCAAGACATAGCACAGCTTGTAGACCATAGAGCAGTAATCATGTTAGCTAATGCTTATCGTTATGATAAACTAAAAAAAGCTAATCTAAAAAATAAAAAAGTTACTAAGATTTCTAAGGTTGTTAGTTCTTCTAGTGCAAAAGTTCAAGATGATGATGATATTGCGAAACGTATGAAATCTAAAAAAGCAACTCTAAGGAAAACAGGAAAAGTAAATGATGCTGTTTCTGTTTTACAAGAGATGTTTTCTCAATAACAACAACATAGAAAGGAATAAGTAATGGCACAACCAACCAATACTTTTGATACCTATGATGGTGTAAATTCTATAAGAGAAGATTTAGCTGATGTAATTTACAATATTTCACCGACTGAAACTCCTTTTATGAGTAACGCATCAAAAGGTACAGCAACAAATACACTATACGAATGGCAGACAGACTCACTAGCTGACGCTGGTGCAAACGCACAAATCGAAGGTGATGACTACACAGGCGATGCAAGAAATGCAACTGTTAGACTTAACAACTATACCCAAATCTCTGCAAAATCAGTGACTATTTCTGGTACTGACGATGCTGTAGAGAACGCTGGAATGTCTACACAGATGGCTTATCAACTTGCAAAGATGGGTAAAGAACTCAAGCGAGACATGGAAAGAGCATTAGTAGGAATCGAAAATGCAAAAGTCGCTGGAAACGCAACAACCGCAAGAGAAACTGCTTCTGTTGGAACATGGTATGGTGGTAACAAACCCGGAACATCATCTTCTGCTGGTAACTTCTCAACCAATGGTTCACCATCAGCAAGTCCTGCTGGTACAGGTGCTACAGCAATCGCTGGTGGTACTAACAGAACCTTTACAGAGGCACTATTAAAAGCTGGTCTTTTAAAAGCCTTTGAATTAGGTGGAGAGCCTGAGACAGTAATGATGTCACCATCACACAAGCAATTAGCTTCAGCTTTTGCTGGTGTTGCAACGAAATACAAAGATGCAAGTGACAGAGTATCAATCGGAACGACTGATATTTATGTTTCTGATTTTGGCGAAGTGGCCTTCGTACCAAACAGACATCAGAACGCAAACAGAGTTGATATCCTACAAATGGATATGTGGTCAGT